ACCGGATGGCCGCGCTCCCGAAAAAGCAGGTGGTCCCCACGCACTAGTTTTTGTCAGCCAATCAGAACCGCGCGTGAAAGCTTAGTTATTTATTTGTTGTCTTTATATACGTGGTCCCCAAGTACCTGTCCTTGTCAGTATGTGGGATCCACTGTTGAACGAGTTCCCAGACTCTGTTCACGGATTTCGTTGTATGCTTGCCGTCAAATATTTGCAGGCAGTTGAGCAAACGTACGAGCCCAATACATTGGGCCACGATCTAATACGTGATCTTATCTGTGTTATTAGGGCTCGAGACTATGTCGAAGCGACCCGGCGATATAATCATTTCCACGCCCGTCTCGAAGGTTCGTCGAAGGCTGAACTTCGACAGCCCATATACCAACCGTGCTGCTGTCCCCATTGTCCAAGGCATAAGCAAACGACGGTCATGGACTTACCGGCCCAGTTACCGAAAGCCCAGAATGTACCGGATGTACAGAAGTCCTGATGTTCCTCGTGGTTGTGAGGGTCCTTGTAAGATACAGTCATTTGATCAGCGTGATTCCGTTGTCCATACGGGTACTGTTAGATGTCTTAGTGATGTCACTAGGGGTGGTGGTCTTACCCATCGCACTGGTAAACGCTTTTGTATTAAGTCGATATATGTATTAGGTAAGATTTGGATGGACGAGAACGTGAAGAAGTCTAACCATACTAACACATGTATGTTTTGGGTAGTTAGAGATAGGCGCCCTTACGGACCTAGTCCCCAGGATTTCGGTCAGGTGTTTAATATGTTTGATAACGAGCCCAGTACTGCTACGGTTCAGAACGATAAGCGTGATCGTTATCAAGTTCTTCGTAGATTTCAGGTAACGGTAACGGGAGGTCCGTCTGGATGCAAGGAGGCTGCTATTGTTAAGAGATTTTTCCGTTTGAATCATCATGTGACGTACAATCATCAAGAGGCTGCGAAGTACGAGAATCATACGGAGAATGCTTTATTATTGTATATGGCATGTACACATGCCTCTAATCCTGTGTATGCAAGTCTGAAGATACGAATGTATTTCTATGATTCAGTGTCGAATTAATAAAATTTGAATTTTATTTCATGATTCTCCTGAACATGGAGTGTTTTTACAATAACATCGTACAATACATGATCAACTGCTCTAATTACATTGCTAATTGAAATTACACCCATGTTATCTAAATAATTTAAAACTTGAGTTTTAAATACCCTTAAGAAAAGACCAGTCTGAGGGCGTAAGCTCGTCCAGACCTTGAAGTTGAGAAAACATTTGTGAATCCCCAGTTCCTTCCTCAAATTGTGGTTGAATCTTATCTGGATCGATATGATATCGTGGGGCATGTTGAACGGCCGGTTGTCGTGGTTGATAATCTTGAAATATAGGGGATTTTGTATCTCCCAGATAAACACGCCACTCTGTGCTTGAGCTGCAGTGATGAGTTCCCCTGTGCGTAAATCCATGGTCGATGCAGCTGATGTGGAGATAGTATGAGCAGCCGCAGTCGAGATCTATCCTTCTACGCCTCACTGCCTTCTTCTTGGCTGTTTTGTGCTGGACTTTGATTGGCAGTTGAGTACAGTGGCTCGTAGATGGTGATGAAGGTCGCATTCTTTGTTGCCCAGGCTTTCAAGGGTGCATTCTTATCCTCGTCTAGATATTCCTTATAAGAGGATGTTGGTCCTGGATTGCAGAGGAAGATTGTGGGAATTCCGCCTTTAATTTGAATTGGTTTCCCGTACTTCGTGTTGCTTTGCCAGTCCCTTTGGGCCCCCATGAATTCCTTAAAGTGCTTTAAATAATGCGGGTCTACGTCATCAATGACGTTGTACCACGCATCATTACTGTACACCTTTGGGCTTAGATCCAGATGACCACACAAATAGTTGTGGGGTCCTAATGATCTGGCCCACATAGTCTTCCCCGTCCTACTATCACCCTCAATAACTATACTTACAGGTCTCCACGGCCGCGCAGCGGCATCCATGACGTTCTCGGAAACCCACTCTTCAAGTTCCTCCGGAACTTGAGTAAAAGAAGAAGATAAAAAAGGAGAAACATAAGGAGCTGGTGGCTCCTGAAAAATCCTATCTAAATTACTATTTAAATTATGAAATTGTAAAACAAAATCTTTGGGGGCTAATTCCTTAATGACTCTAAGAGCCTCTGACTTACTGCCTGCGTTAAGAGCTGCGGCGTAAGCGTCGTTGGCCGATTGTTGTCCCCCCCTTGCAGATCGTCCATCGATCTGAAACTCTCCCCATTCGAGGGTGTCTCCGTCTTTGTCCAGATAGGACTTGACGTCGGAGCTGGACTTAGCTCCTTGTATGTTGGGGTGGAAACTGGTGCTACTGCTTGGGTGTACGCAATCGAAGAGGCGATTGTTGGTGCACGTGAGTTTTCCCTCGAATTGAATAAGGGCATGCAGATGAGGTTCCCCATTCTGGTGGTGTTCAAGGCAGATTTTGATATATTTAGGGTTTGTTGGAAGTGAAAGGTTTTGTAAGAAGGATAGAAGGTGTTCTTTGCTAAGAGAACACTTTGGATAAGTGAGGAAAATGTTTTTGGCTTGAATTTTAAAACGAGGAGTTCTCATGTTGACTTGGTCAATTGGAGACACTCGGCTGAACTCTCTCTAATGTATTGGAGACAATATATAGTGTCTCCAAATGGCATTTCGGAAATAAAGCTCATTGTAATTTGAATTTTGAATTTCCAAAAGCGGCCATCCGTATAATATT